CCCAAATCATATCCTCAAGACTTACTTCCTCTTTCAAAACAATCTTTTCACAGATTGCTTCTAATCTTAATCTATATTGCGTGGAGAGCATAAGATTTTCCAGATATAATTTATTTATTTTTAGATTGTAACTCATTCATCAACTCTTTGGCAAGTTGATTTGAGCGTCTCCACATCACATACTGTGCCCAGGGCGTTCTGGGATTGTTTATCACCCACCAACGGAATCTTGCAAGTTTATTATTTACAATCTTACCTGTAAAATAAACTGCCTTGGCAACACTCTCATCTGTTGCGATCAGATAGGCAATACAGGCAAAGATAATAAACCAGACAGCGTAGGCAGTCATCGTCTTAAAGTTTTAAGATATTCTAGAACGTTCTCTCTAACCCACATCAACTCGTGATAACACTTTTGATTATGAGCACACTGTCTTAATTCATTATCTGGTTTATACACAGACTCAATAAACAAATCTAAACCACGATTCCATTTGACATCAGGTGATTCATCCATAAACAGTATAGCAGTTATACTATTTAACAATCAATAATGATCGACATCCTCACAAGGAACTCGTTCCCATTCAGTCCAGGTTCTAACATATCCAGAACGATACCTGTTACCTGGGACATATTCCTCGTGATGAACCCTGACATTACACATCGGAATGTAGCGTATGCGGCGTGGATAATAGTGATGGTGGCTTTCAACTCTAAATGGTTCCCAGAACTCTTTCCAAGTAATTGCTTGTGCTGGAAGAGAGAGGAAGGGTAGAAGAAGAAAAGGTAGGAATTTCATAGGAATTGATCCAGTGGTCCTGTTGCTTTTTTAGAGAGTTTCACTTGCTTCAGGATGTAAGACTTGGCAGTTGAATAGTTGTTAGCTAAATGAACCTGCTGTCCTTTATGTATAATAATAAATTTCTTACCATAAGGAACAGCAGCCCACATTCCGTCCTTGGTTACATAACCTTCTGGGTCTCCTGGTTTGGCATCCAGAGCACCAGGGCGGGGAATGAATGGTTTTAGAAACTTTTCGGTCATCGGAACACTGCGGTTACACCAATCACTTTGGCACTTGGGTTCCGTGCCAAGGCAGTACGTTTGGCATCTTCATAATCACGTGCCTCAACGATCTCATCAAAGACCTTGCCAGCGACGTAGAGTTGGACTTTGCAGCGCATTGGATTTCTCCTTGTATGTGAGTAGTATAGCAGAAAAATCAGCGTCTGACAACGCTGATGGCAGGTTGTCCCTGCTTGAATACGGTGTCTACCACCGCCTGAACGCTCCTGGCGGTGCTGATGCCCACTTTATCATAGACGGGCACACACACCAGTCCAAACGTCTTCTGGGCGCCTCCTAGGCGGATCACACGCCCAATGCTCTGGGAGATACCAATGTAGTCCATATTCCGCATAAACAGAACCGCCTCCAGACCCTGAACGTTGATGCCTTCAGACAGAATGCTATGGTGCAACACCACAAACTTCTTGGCGTCATCACGACCCCAGGCATTGAGAGTGTCGAAGAACACCTCACGATCCACTTTCTTACCATCAATCACTGCACCAGTCTTGGCGGTGATATACATCCAAGAATAACCGCGATCCTTGAGGTCAGAGCAGAAATCAGATTGCGACACCAAACCAATAATCTGTTTGGTAGAACGAGCACAAATCAGAACCTTATCCAGACCATTGTCATCAATCGTTTCCAACAGATTAGCAGAGTCACGGTCAGCAATCATCTGCTTGTCCTGAACCATCTCAAGTTGCTTGATGACAACTTTAGGCGGCAATATGTAGCCTTGATCCACCATTTCGGGTGCAGGAACATTACAGATCACATTACCATAAACGGCAGCATCATTCATCCCAGGTTTAGAAACAGTGATGGAATGCTTTGGAGTGGCAGTGAAGAAATAGCAGCGGTCAGCAGTGGCGGCAAAGTGCTCTGTCGCAGGGAAAAAGTTACGCTGAACGCTGTTGTGTGCCTCATCAAAGTAAATGGTATCGACGTGAATATCTGCCTGCTGAATACGTTGCAGAGAGTTGTAAGTGGTGAAGATGATACGATTGCGCTTGTAAGTCTGCACCGCCCAATCATAGATACCAGCAGGACTGGTGGTGGACTCGTGATGAGTCTCCCCAGAATGCACGTGAAGCACACGAACCATAGGATCCGTGATAAACTCAAGATACTCGGCAGACAACTGCTCTGCCAGCAGAATGCGGGGTGCCACCACCACAATGGTCTTGGGAGCATCAGACTGAAACTCACGCAGAGCATCAGCAATACCCACAAGAGTCTTGCCCGAACCAGTCGGCATAATCACCTGCCCCTTGGCATACTCAAGCAGAGCATCCAGAGCACGTTGCTGGTGAGGTCGGAGTTGGATCACAGGTCTCATCGCTTATGGGATTATTATAGCAGAAAAGCGCCCCCGAAGGAGCGCCTTGTGCCAGTCAGGTAAGTGGTTCAAGAAACTAAAAGATACTTACCACCACCAACAAAAACCAATCGACCAGAATCACGAATAATTTGAAGGTCTCTTCGAATCAGAGCGTCTGGTGTTCTATTATTTGGATTCGTGATTGATAAAATCGGAATCGCCACTTTATAGATGTCTTCTAGGAAGAAGATGTTCCCCACACCAAAGGTGAGGAACAATATGTCACGAAGACGTTCAACAGTTGTCATTTGATTTTAACCAGGGTATCTGCGGTATCCACATCAACAATGTGAGGAGGACGGAAACCATAGATCAGTGATTGGCGAAGCACAGATCCAGTGCCATTGATCTTGTCAAGATTGTCAAAGATCTCATCCAGTTGATCCAGACGATTCTGAATCATTTTAATGATCGCCAGACCATCTTTGGCATTAGCAGTGTTTACATAAAAGTTCAAACGAGTTGTAATACCTTTGGCAGTGTCACGCAGAAATGTAGGGAGAAAATCACGAATCCAAACATCTTGACTTGCTTCATAAAGTCGGTCTACAACATTAGACACAACTTGATCGTTCTTGTCTAGAATCACAAAGTTGCAGTTCTTAAAGAAGCGAATCACCTGTGAACGAGTATAGTTTGTAAGGAAAGAATTTTTTTCGGTGTTGTTAAAGATGTGCTTTTTCAGATTGGTGCGAGTCACAGAAGTTTCGTTCCTGGCATACTTATCCACCCAGGTATTCACATCTTCTTGGGTGATCGTGTTGTCCTTCATCTTCTGGCGTTGCACCCAGGCAATACCACGTGCCTTGTAGTCATCATACACAGAACTAGAACCATCGGGTTGTGGTTGGTAAAGCAGTCCAACTTCATCCAGCACGTCACCCTCATCATATCCTGGTTTGATGCGATAAACATCCACAATCATCCAGGCATACCCGTTGTTGGTATACCACATCCAACGGTGATTTCCATTCGCCAACCAGTTTTCCAGTGTCTGGCGGTTTTGTTGTTCCAACACAATCGGAGGCAGTTTACCTTGCTTATAACCCTTTTCAAGAGACTTGGCAACGGTTTCATAAACTTTAGCATCGTTACCACGAAAACGACCGACATTCTTTCGCAGTTTAAAATGTTTGGTAGGAACGACTTCAGTGCGAACGTATTCGACAGTTTCATACTCTGGGCGATCATAAGTTTCAATCTGTGATTTCAGATCAAACAGAGATGCATCCTTCGGTAGAGCAACATATTCATCAGGAATATTGATGAATGGAATTTGAGAAAATTTGTTAGTCATAATAAAATTTGGCAATGTGTCCATTTGGGTTTTGGCAGTGTGCCTCAACCACATCGATAATATAGGACAGATTCTCTGTGGTGTCAACCCCCCTGTGCCACTTAAAAGATTGTCACAATGGTAATCTCGCCTCACTAGGATCTTTGTTTGGTGCTGGTGGGGTATAATCCTCTGGTTTTGGAATTTTACCCAAACCATAATCTTCTAATCCAACTTCTGAATTAAATGAATAGTCATATTCCAAAGCATCAGCACAGACATAGTGTGGATGATTAGTAGAAACACCAAGTCTAGTGCATAACTCTTTATGATTATCCTCCATCATCTCAACTGCATATAACATATGATTAAGAACGTGATCTTCGGTGTGATATTGTAGTAAACGATTTTTCAGTCCCACTAAAAAGT